CCTTCATTTTCCTCTCTCAAGGAAATGGGGAGTTTTTTGGGTGATTTTGGAGGCTTTTTGTATGGGAAGACCAAAAAATACACCAGAGTCAGCAGAGTTCAACAGACTCTGGAAGCTCTATGCAGATATTCCACCAAATACGAGAGCACTCTATCGGGGACTCATCCTGGAAGCTGCAAGGCTGAAAGTAATTTGTGATGAACTCTATGAAGACATCCGGGTGAACGGAAAGTTCGAGGATTGGGTAAAAGGTGGAGAGGTTTACCAAAGGGAAAGGGATGCGAGCAAGTCGTACAGAGATGCGAACCGACTCTACCAGTCAATCATCAAAGACTTGGAGACCAAGCTCCCGGACAAGGTAGTAAAACACGACTTGTTCTCAAAACTTGAGATAGATGACTGATTACATACGAGAGTACTACCAAGCGATCAAAGAAGGATCGATAGTGGTAGGAAAGTGGATCCTGCTTTTATACGAGTATATTGTGAAGGGCCTTGAGAACAGGCTCTTCTATTTTGCTCCGAAGAAAGCTAACAGAGCGGTGAAGTTCATTGAGAACTATTGTCACCATTCCAAAGGAAGAAATGACCTCTTGAAGCTGGAGCTCTGGCAAAAGGCTTTGGTCTCGGTCATATTCGGGATCCTTGATGAGAATAACTTCCGACAGTTCCGTGAAGTCATTCTCGTAGTTGCGAGGAAGAACGGAAAGTCACTCTTCGCAGCTGCTATAGCTGAATATATGTCATTCTTGGATGATGAGTACGGAGCAGAGGTCTACTGCTTAGCTCCGAAGCTCGAACAGGCTGATATAATCTATTCCTGCTTCTGGCAAATGTGCCAGCAGGAGGAAGAGATAAAGTCCAGGATAAAATCCAGGAAGTCTGACTACTACATTGAGAGCACTAACACTTCTATCAAGAAGATAGCGTTCAATGCTAAGAAGTCGGATGGATTCAATCCTCATCTCGTAGTGTGTGATGAGATAGCTTCCTGGGTAGGTGATCCTGGCAAAAAGCAGTATGAGGTTATGAAGTCAGCTCTCGGAGCTCGTAGGCAACCTCTTATCCTCAGCTGCACGACATCGGGATATGTTAACGAGGGAATCTATGATGAATTGATCCTTCGTGGTACTCGCTTCCTTCTTGGTGACTCGAAGGAAAAAAGACTACTTCCTATCTTCTATATGATCGATGATGTAGAGAAGTGGAACGATATCAATGAGCTGGCAAAGAGCAATCCTAATCTCGGTGTCTCTGTCAGTGTTGATTATATGCTTGAAGAGATAGCCATAGCGGAAGGATCGCTGTCAAAGCGTTCCGAGTTCATGACTAAGTACTGCTGCATCAAGCAGAACAGCTCTCAGGCTTGGTTACCGATCAAGGCCGTAGAGAAAGCAAGCGGAAAACACTTCGACATGGAAGATTTCAGATCTAACTATTGTGTGGCTGGAATCGACCTGTCGCAGACTACCGACTTGACTTCTGCTTGTCTGGTAATCGAAAAGGATGAAGAACTCTTCGTTATATCTCACTTCTGGCTTCCTGCTGAGAAGCTGAGTGATGCGATAGCGAAGGATGGAATACCTTATCAGGAGATGATCGAGAAGGGCATTCTCACTCTCGCTGGTGAAAACTTCGTTGACTATCATTCGGTCTTTGATTGGTTGGTCAGAGCAGTCCAGGAGTATGAGCTGCTTCCGTTGGTAGTCGGATATGACCGTTATTCGAGTCAGTATCTTATCCAGGATCTGAATGGATTCGGATTTAAGACTGATGACGTATATCAAGGTCACAACCTTACACCTGTCATTTACGAGTGTGAAGGTTTATTAAAGGATGGAAAAGTGCATATAGGAGATAATGCACTTTTGAAGATACATCTATTAGATTCTGCTATCGAATCTGATTCAAGAACACAGAAAGTCAGACTAAAGAAACTTGCTCAGCGGTCGCACATAGACGGTACCGCTGCTCTGCTTGATGCTCTTTGTGTCCGACAGAAGTGGTATTCGGAGTTCGGTGACAGACTCAAAAATGTCGCATAGGAGAGAAAGACATGGGATTGATTGATAAGATTCTGGGCCGTGATACCAAGACGGAACAGGTCATCAAAGCAGGAGAGACTTTCAAACTGGTCTCAGCCTACGAACCGGTCTTCCGAGATTGGAGAGGTGAGATCTATGAGAGCTTACTTGTCAGAGCTGCTATAGATGCCAGAGCTCGACATATCTCTAAACTCAAAGTCGAGATCATAGGAGATGCTAAACCTGACCTCATGTCTCGATTAAGGAAGAGACCAAATATCTGGCATACATGGTCTCAGGAGCTATACAGAATCAGCACGATCCTGGACTGTTGTAATAACTGCATTATCGTTCCGATCTATGACAAAGATCTTAATAAGAACGGTGTGTTTGCGGTGCTTCCGAGTCAGTGCAGCATAGTTACATATAAGGATGAATACTATCTGAAGTATAAGTTCTTGAATGACAGAGCGACAGCTGCTTGCAAGCTGAACGAGTGTGCGATCCTGACCAAGTTCCAGTTCAAAAATGACTTCTTCGGTTCAAAGAATGATGTCTTGGATGAGACTCTGGACCTTCTGCACATTCAGAAGCAAGGAGTCAAACAGGCGGTCAAGTCGACAGCCGGATATAAGTTCATGGCTAAGCTCGCTAACTTCTCAAAGCAGAGCGATCTCGACAAAGAGCGAGAGCAGTTCACTGAATCTGCTTTCGGACCTGAGGCAAAGAAGACAGGAGTTCTTCTTTTCCCTAATACCTACTCCGACATCAAGCAGATTGAGATCAAACCATATACACCGGATAAGGACCAGATGGAACTTATCAACACTCACGTGTATTCATACTTCGGTGTCAATGAAGACATCCTGATGAATAAGGCTTCCGGTGATAAGTGGTCAGCTTTCTTCGAGGGAGCGATCGAACCGTTCTCAATCCAGTTCTCAGAGACGATGACATCAGCTCTCTTCTCAGAGCGTGAGATCACATATAAGAATGAAGTCATAGCGACAGCAAACCGAGTCGCTTATATGAACTTCTCTGACAAGCTCAAATACGTTCAGACTATGACTGATCGTGGTCTGCTGATGATAGATGAAGCTCGTGATGTTTTCAATCTTGCTCCTCTTCCGGATGGAGCAGGACAGAGGTTCCTTGCTCGTGGTGAGTATCACGATACACAGGAATCAACAGATACAGAAGATGAATCTTAAGGAGGTTAAGATCAATGCCTATTAAACCGGATAGAGAGTACAGAGCTCTCACACTTGCACCGTCAGACGATGAAAATAAGATCGTTGAGGGTGACTTTTCAACATATGACAGTCCTTATCTGCTCTATTCCTATGACGAACCTGGCTACAGAATCGAAGTCTGGGAACAGGTTCAGCGTGGAGCTTTTGATGAGACTGACATCAGTGATGTCATCATGCAGTATGACCATCAGGGAAGAGTTTTTGCTCGCAATTCTAACAAGACTCTTGAATTGGAGTTCAGTGAGACACCTCACATGAGAGCTCAGCTTGGTGGTACCGAGATCGGAAGACAGCTGTATGAAGAGATCAAAGGTGGCTATACAAACAAGATGAGCTTCGGATTCACAGTCTCTCAGGATAAGAAAGACAGGACCGAAGAAAGAAAAGAAGATGGTTCCGTGACATATAAGGTCCTCAGAACCATCGAGAAGATCGGAAAACTTTACGATGTATCAGCTGTAAGTCTTCCGGCTAACGATCAAACCAGTATTTCAGCTCGTGCCTATGCTGATGGAGTATCAGACGAGGTCTCGAAGGAGGTTCGAGAGGCAATCGCCAAAGAGCAGGAAATAAAGAGGGAAGAGGCTCGTAAGAGACTCGAACTCAAATTCAAAATCTTAGGAGGTCAGTAATATGACGATCGAAGAAATCAATGAGTTGACGATGGAACAGGTCGAAGCTCGTATGGGTGAGATCAGAGCAATCGTTAACGATAAGAGTTCCGAAGCAGATTTTGAAGCTCTTGATAAAGAGGTAGATGCTCTCGAAGCTCGCAAGGCTTTTCTCGCAGACGAACAGAGAAAAGCAGATCTCAAAGCTGTCATCGAAGGTGACGGTGATGAAACTAACATTTCTATACCTACGGAGGAAAGAACAATGAAAACAAATGAAGAGTTCAGAAACTCAAAAGAGTACATCGATGCTTTCGCTGAGATGCTCAAGACAGGCGATCAGTCTGAAGTAAGAGCTTTGCTTTCTAAGAATGCTGAGGAGGGTGGTCAGATCTCCGTTCCTACATTCGTAGAAGAGAAGATCCGTACAGCATGGGAGAAGAGTGACTTGTTCTCCAGAATCTCCAAGAGTGAGGTCAAGGGCAACCTTGCAATCGACTTCGAGATCAGCGGTACAGATGCTGTTATCCATGATGAAGGTGACGATGCACCGGATGAGGAAGAGCTCACACTCGGTACAGTTACAATCGTTCCTAAGAACATCAAGAAGTGGATCTCCGTATCTGATGAGGTTATGGATCTTCGTGGTCAGGCATTCCTTGACTATGTATACGATGAGCTCGCTTACAAGATCGTAAAGAAGGCTGAGCACGTTGTTGTTGCTAAGATTGTCGCTGGTATAGGTGCTTCTACATCTACAAAGGCTGGTCAGGCTGCTGTTTATGCTGACATCGGTCGTGCAGGTGTTGTTGATGCTATCTCCAACATCTCTGATGAGGCTGAGGATCTCTGCATCACTATGAATAGACGTACATGGGGCCAGTATGAAGCTACACGTACACTCAACACTCTTGATCCCTTCGCAGATCTTCCTGTTGTTTACGATTCTTCACTTCCTGCATATGACACAGCTGAAGACGGTGACGTATATGCTATCGTAGGTGACTATGGATTCGGTTTCAGAGCTAACCTTCCTAACGGCTTCAATGTAAAGACCGTCGTTAACGAGGATGGTCCTGCTGATAAGGTTAAGATCACAGGAAAGCTCTTCGCAGGTCTCGAAGCTATCGCAGTTAACGCATTCTGCGGTATCAAGAAGGGCGATGCACCTGAGTCCTGATAACAATGATTCGAGGCTATCTCTTCCGGGGATAGCCTTTAATCTAATTTCTTGGAGGCATATATGACAAAAGAACAGATCATAGCAGCTTGCAAGCTTGCTTGTAGAATCTCTTCCAATGCTCTTGATACTGAGTTTTCGGATCTGATTGATGCTGCATTCCTTGACCTTGAGGAATCCGGTATCGCTGACAGCTCTGGAGCACCTTACACTCCTGCAAATAGTGACCAGCTTGTCATAACGGCCGTCAAGACTTACGTCAAGCTGCACATGGGTGACTTGCTCGATAATACACAGGCTCTAAGACTTGAAGAATCATACTGGTCACAGAAAGCACTTCTCAAAATGAGAAATCATTCAAGTTCTCAGATCACGGAGGATGACCAGGATGAATCAGATAGTTGATTTTTCTCTTCTTTCCGAGACCATCTCGAAGGATAGCATGGGCCAGACTATTAGAACTCCGAAAGAGCGTGAGCTCATCGGAACACAGAAGTCTGTCTACCAGAATGAGTATTACAAAGCAGAGCAAGCAGGATTAAGACCACAGGGAATCATCGAAGTCAGCTCGTTCGATTATGAAGGTGAGTCCAAGCTCAAACTTGGATCCGACATCTTTACCATCTACCGCACTTTTAAGGTCGGTACCGATCGAATCGAGCTCTACTATGGAGAGAGGGTTGGTAACAATGCCTGATACCGGTTCTTTATTATCAGACCTTAATGCTATCTTAGGAGATTACTCTAAAAACGTAGTCGGCATGGTTGATGAGGAATGTCAAGCTGCTGCAAAAGAGTGTAAACAGATCCTCACCAAGACATCTCCGAAGCGTTCCGGAGATTATGCTAAATCGTGGAGAGTAAAGAAGGTTAATGGTTATTATGTTGTTTACAACACTAAACCAGGACTGACACATCTTCTGGAAGATGGTCATGATGTTATCGTCAACGGTAAAAAGGTCGGAAGAGCTCCAGCTCATCCTCACATCAAGACTGCTGAAAAAGAGATCAATGATGTTCTCGTAGAACGCATCACTCAAAAACTTGAAGATGGAGGAGGCTGGAAATGACCATTGAAACTCTTATCAAAACTCTAACCGATGCAAAATTTGATGTGCATTCCGGTGTAGCTCCTGATGGTACAGCTTGTCCTTATCTCGTGCTTGATGATATCGAACAGCCTAACTTCGCAGCTGACAATCGTACATACACAGAAACTACTTCGCTGAGACTTGTCCTGGTCGAAAGTGAAGTCCATAACTACGGTCTCATCCAGGACTTGAAGGATGTTCTCAATGGTATTCCGCTCCCTTACAGTGTGGAATCTAACGATGATGCTTCTGAGCACGTATGTGAGACCTATTTCTATTTAAGATTTTTAGGAGGAAATACAAATGGCTAATAAGTCAAAGGTATTTTACGGACTTTGTAATGTCCACTATGCAAAGCTCACTGAGACTGTAGATCCTGATACCGGTGTAGTAACTACTACATACGGTTCTCCAAAGGCTTGGCCCGGTGCAGTTCATCTCACGCTCGATCCTAACGGTGCTCCTGTCATCTTCTCAGCTGACAATTCAGCATACTACACGATCTCTAATAATCGTGGTTATGAGGGTGACTTCGAGTGTGCAAAGATTCCTGATGATATTCTCGTTGACACTCTTGGTAATACTGAGGATGACAATGGAATGATCGTTGAGACAGATAAGGATGAGGTCTCTTACTTCGCTCTTATGTTCGAGTTCGAGACAGACAAGAATCCTAATCGTTATGTCTTCTACAAGGTATGTCTCTCTGAAAGACCTGGTCTCGAATCCGAGACAGTTGATGTCACAGGTGATATCTCTGTTCAGACTCAGACAGTCAAGTTCACAGCTATGCCTCGTACAGATTATGTCGAGATCGATGGAATCCAGAAGCATCTCGTTAAGGCTTTCACTGGAGCTAATATCGATGCAACAGCTTATGCGAACTTCTATCAGGCTGTTTATGAACCTTCCTTCAATGGTGAGTCATAATCAGAACAGAAAAGCGTTTTGAAAAGGTCGGTACTTAGGTGCCGACCTTTTTTCTTAAAGGAAAAGGAGAAATAAAATGTTCGATGTAAATACTATAGAAATTAACGCAGCTTTCTACGAATTATTTGAAGTTGCTTTTGATGAAGACTTCTTTGATATCCTGGCAAAACTCAGACCTTCTAACAGAATCAAGGCTCTCAAAGAGAAGAATGTTGATGAGCTGACACAGGAAGAAGCTCAGGAAGTTCTTACATATAATACTCAGGCCGGTCTGAAGATGCAGAAACTCACTCCGAAGATCGCTTATATCGGTACCAAACTCAAGTCCAAGAATTATTCAGTCAGCTACAAAGATTATCTGATGTTCTTGGGTGAACATGACTTTGGTGATTTTT